TATTGTTGTTTTTGCGCTTTGCCCTGCATTGGGATCTAAGTTTTTTCTTACTTCTGGTTTGGGTACTACTGTTTTAATCCCTGTCATTTTTTATTGTTTTAGTGATTGAATGAATTTTGTTAATGTTAGCGTTGCCCTTTGCGCTTCTGGGTCTGTTCTCCAAGTCCATTTGTTATACCAATAGCTGCTCAATTCTATTTCCCATTTGTGGCACCTTTCCGCCCATTGTTTTATTGTCATTTTCGCTGTTTTTTGTTCTGTGTCGAATAGTGTTTTGAATCGTTTCCTTGTTTCCCTTTTCATGTCGTAAAGATATATTCTTTTTTGTTTCTTGTCAAGTTTTTGGGCGTTTATTTTTTCAATATTCTGTTTTTTTTGGGTTATTGCTACTTTGGTAGCATGTTTGCGCGGTCTTCTTCCTTTAGGGTCTCTTGCCCTCGCCTCGATATACCGTCATTCCCGCCCCCTTAATAACCCTTTAATTCCAACATAAAACCCGCCGGAGGCATGTCTATGTTTTTTTCATTCTTTTTTCTTGCATCAGTTTTCTTCTGGCTGTTTCGTATTCTAAGTGATCTTTGTCTTTAGGGCTTCCATATCCTAGTCTATTATTAATTTCTCTATAGTATTTTACTAGCTTATTGTATCCTTCGTCGTCGTCTGCTGCTATTTTTTCTCCTACTACCCATCTTTCATTTTTGTCTAGCATTTGCGTCCATAGTTTTTCACGTTCTTCTTCTGTATATGCTTTATTTCTCCAGTATATCGGCATTGCCATTTTAGCTCCTTGCTCTGTTGTGTATGTTGTTTTCGTTTTATCTCCGTTGTATTTGTTCAGTTTGTAGTTTGCCGTTTTTGTGTAGTTTGCTCCTATTCCCGGACTGCATAGTATTTTTGCTTTATAGTTCCGGTGTTTTTGGTCTATTTTCGTTACGTATTTTGTTATATAGTTTGCCGTTCTGGCTGATACATAATTTATTGTTTTGTGTCCTTGTTTTTTGCCTTTCCATACCCAACCATATGGATACTTTCCGCTGTTCCATATTCTTTCTACTTCTTCTAAGTTGTCTGTGTACACTATCCCGTGTAAGTGTATATTCTCGGTTCCGTTTTGTCCGAGTTCTGTTATTAACCAATGTCTTAGGCTCTTTTTGTATTTCTTTCTCCATCTTTCTAGGAATCTTCTTACTCCTAGTGTTGCTATTTCGTTATCTAGCAGATACCCATCTGCTTTTATTTCTTTTGCTAATTCTGTGTAGCTTTCGTTACTAAATGTTAATGTTATAAATTTCCCATTTGTGTGTTGTTTTATGTCTTCTGTTATTCTTAGTCTCCAGTTGTTTGCTTTTTGTTTCATGCATTCCATGCAGACACCACAGCCCACAGGTACGTATAGTACCCGTGGGTCTGAAGGTGTCGGTACGTTGCCTTTATTTTTTTTTGTTACCCCATACTTGGGGTTTTTGATTAGTTTAGGATAAAGGCACATTGTTTATTCCCATTTTTCATGTTTCGTCGTTGCCGAACCATGCTTGTCTTTAAATGTTGAGCTTGTTGTTGTTTTTGTTTTTGGAGTTGTGTCCATTTTGACTGCTGATTTTCCTCTTCCTACTGCTTCTACTATCTCTCCCACTATTTTTGTTGCTGTTTCTACTGCTAGTTTAGTGCTGTCTGCTACGTCTTTTACGAACTGATCTAGTTTTAGTCTATCTTTACTTATTCCTATTTCTGTCCACTTTTGTTTTACGCTTTCTACTGTTGCGTTTATTTGTTCTTGTGTTAGGTTTGTTTGTGTTTTTCTTAGTTCGTTTGCTATTCCTATTCCTACTAATTCTGCCTCTGCTGTTTCTATTCTTGTTTGCATTGTTTCTTGGCCTACATCTGCTGTCTGTGCTGCTATCCGTGATTCGCTTGCCGCTTTTTCCGCTTCACTTAGTATTTTGCTAAATGTTTCGGCGTATGTATCACTCATCATTTGCCCTTGTATTTCTGCGATTCGTGTTTGTGCTTTTGTTAGTTTTGTATCTACTCCCTCCGTTTTTACTGTCTCCGCTTGTGTTTTTGCTGTCTGTGCTTCTATGAGCGCTTTTTGGGCACCCATTAGCTGTAGTCCCATTATTTCGCCACCACCTTGTGGTGCATTTGGTGTGTTTACACTTCCTGCATTTCCCCCTGTTGTTGCTCCTCCGCCACCACTTTGTCCGTACAGTAGCCCCGGGTTTAATCCGGCTTTTTTTAGTTGTTCCACTTGTGCCGGATAGTTTGTATTCTCCCACATTTGTAGGTCTAATTCTTTCCCGTATTTCATTTGCTGTTTGTTCAGTCCTAATTGTTGTTGTCCTAGTTTTCCTTGTTGTTTTAGCTGTCTTCTGTCGCTATGTTTTTCCAGTAGTAGGCCTAGGCCTGTGTTTATTCCTGCTTCTGCGGCACCTTGTGCCATGCTTCCTAGATCGAATGACATTTTTTGCGCTTTTTTTAAAAGCGGTGTTTCGTACTTGATATTATAGTGTACGTGCGTACCGCTAGTGATTAATTAATATTTAGGGGTGGCGCTTTTACACGTCCGGCTATTAAGATCCGGCTTTAGTTCGTGCCTACCTTCCACCCCCCCATCTCGTTACGAGAGTGCACGTACACTTATTCTCCTCCTCCTTCTCCTGGCGTCTCCTCTGTTGGTTTGTGCCTTTGCTCTCTTTTTGCTACATAGCCTTTTGCTGCTGCGTCTACTTCCATTACTGCAATTTCCCACCTGTCCGTTCTTATGTCATAGGCCTCTCCTACTCCGTCTTTTCGGTCGGTGTAGATTAAGGGTGCTCCGTCTGTGATGGGTTCGTTAAGCCTCACGATTCTTCCCGTTTTTTGTTCTATTGTTTCGCCTTGTACTGTGTTTCGTACCCTTAGCGTTGTTGGCGTTGGTTGTTTTACCTTGTACATTGTTTGTTTTTTAATTGTTAAAAGATTGACAGGCTGCTTCTCTCTAAGCATTTAATGCACTTCATGTGCAACCTATCTTTCCTAATGTAATCGCATGAAATTTATCCTTACAAGTTCGGCATGATCTTTGCAGACATTACTCTTCTCGCTGTTATATCCATCCCAATTTGACACCAGAAGTTCATGGCATCTGGCGATGTTTCTGCAAAGATAAAATTGTATTTTGCCGGGTCAACTAAAGTAGTCAGGTCTATGATCCCTGTTTCTGCGCTGTATTCATAGCGCCGATTCAATGTCATAAACATTTCATTACTTTGTATTGCGAAGTTGCCGCGGGTTTCGTTGTAATCTGTCATGTAGTTAATCCATGCGGGTTGTTTTCCTGCGCTGTTTTGTAACCATGTTACGCTATTCCACGTTGTGTCCCACCATGCCATTTGTTCCGTTATTAGGTCTTGGAACCCGATCTCATCAAGTTGTGGCTTGTGTAGGTCGTCCCATGTTTTTAAATGTACGTCCCATCTGTTGCCCTGACTGTAGTCTGTTCTCGGCGTCAAGCTAAAGATTCCCATGATGTATGATGGCTCTTTTACTTTAATTACCACTGTTCCCCCTTTCCCTCCTTGCGCTAATCTTCCTTTCCCGGCTAATGTTCCGAGGGCTTGCCCTTCTGTTTGGCTTTGGCTTATCACTTCTTGGAAAATTAGCTCTTTTTGTAGCCCTCCCATGTACATGGGCGTTGTTGCCCTTCTCATCATTTCCTCCCCGTATACCGTTTCTACCCACGATTCATACGTTCCATCACTTACGGCTATTCTGTTTAGTAATTTATAGACTTTACTTGCAAAGTTAAAGCTATCAATAGAGAAGCTGTCCCCTGCTGTGCTTACACTCGATACACTGCTGATGTAGTTAATGTATTCGTCTCTTAGCCAGTTGTTAAACAGGTCGCTTTGATATGTTTTTACTGCCAATCCTTCTTGTGCATTTAGTGCATTGTTTACGTCGTTTCCGCTGTATTGCAGCATGTATCCGTATGGTGCTTCTGACCCTGCTGTTATTAGGAATGGAGCGGTTGTGTTGTTCCACGCCATTATATCCCTTCTCATTTTGTTTATGTTCTCCAGCGGGAACGTTGTGACGTTAGGTGCTACCGTGTATAGATCTGCGTTTGTTGCGTATCTCCAGTTTAAGAACTCTGTAATGCCCCATGTCATTGCGTTGTATGTTCCCAGAATTTGCCCTGCTGTTTGATCTAATACACCGCTACACAGGTCGTACATTGATTTTACTCCGTTTGTTGATGTATTGATTAAAATCTGTTTTGGATCTGGTGCTGTTCCCGTGTATGTTACTTCTATTGTTGTTGATAAACCTCCTTGTAGGCTTATTTGTGTTGGCGATACGGGTAGTAATGTTGTGCCCATACCGTTTGTTATATTTATTTCGTCTACTGTTTGGTCTGTTAGTACTATTGAAGCTCCGTGTATTACTCCGCCTATTTCTTCCTGTTTGTTGGCGTAATATTGGAAGTAAATATCCCAATATCCAAGCCATGGTATTGCGTTAAATTCTCTCGTAGCCGTAGCACTTTCTATTTCTGGGTCAATCCGGCCTATTCCTCTCAGGCCTAGGTAAGATAATAAGCTGCTTGGGTTTATCTGACTGTTGTCTATATCTTGCGGTTCGACGTCCGGCCTGAATGCCCTCATCGTGTATTGCGGCATTTTTATTTTGCTCATGTCAAGGCCTACTTCTGATTTGTTGTATGTCAGGTAGCTGTTATATAATCTCATTGGTATCTGGAATACATCCAATTGCACCTTGAATGACCCAAATAACGGCCCGATCGTCGGGTGCGTCATAATGTCGCACGATAGGTCAATGTCGAATGTGTCTCCTGGTAGCGCTACTAAGTTCATGAATGGAACTAATGTCCCCGGGCTTACCGTTGTTCTTAGTACTTTACTTAGGTTGTGTGTGCTGCGTTCATAGCCGTGCATTTCCACGTCCATTTTTTTGCCGCTGCCCAGTCTTTGCCCTCCTAATGTTTTGCGAATCATTGTTGTGGTTTTAGAATGTTATCAATCCATTGTGCGAATTTTTCCGTCTTCCGCGCGACGTCTTCCGCGAATCTTGCGAATCGTCTAATTATTTTCGCTATCATCTTGTTTTGTTTTGATTTTGTACAATTCTTCCTGTGCTTTTTCTGCCATGTGCTGTACTGCAAACATCATCCGGGCTACGATGAGCCATCTTTCTTTTTCGAGTTGTGTTCTTACGTGTGCCCAGTTTTTATTTCCTTCTGTTAGTTTGTATTGTCCCCATATAATGTAGAACGTGTCGTTTTCTTTTAGCATTTCAAATGGGGTGTCCTCAATCGGTTCCTTTTCTATAATCTGGGAATTCGATTTTGATTTGTGCGCTTCTTCTAACGATTGCGCTTTTTTTGATTGTTGTTGCTTCTGCTGTGTACTTGACATTGTTTGTTACTGTTTTGATTACATTATAGAATTGTTGCACTTCTTCCCTACTTACCGTTTCTCCGGTTTCCTCGTCGAAGTACTCTATTGTTGTGTAATACTTCAT